TCGATCTACCAGAAGGAGATGGAGGACGCTACTACTGGCAAGAAGAAGATCAAAAGGGCTATTTTAACTTTTCGAGTCGCATCCTCGAAGCATCAAGGCCAGGGTCGATGGGAACACCCGGGTCTCGAGAAGAAGAACCTCATGGAAGAGGGTGCGGAGTGGGCCAAAAACGAGTGGGAGAAGAACATAGCCCCAGCGTTGGTCGAGGAGCTAATCTCAAACCTGTAACTATCGTGCAGCGCTAGTTTCAGATTTGTTACTAGTTCTTTTCAACTCGAGCAATTCAAGCTCCAGTTCTTCCTTTTCAGCCTCCAGCTCCCTGACTTTGTCGGATAGCTCTGCTAGCATTTCCCTAAGCCTATCGGCCATTTCGGTAGCTGTCCCGTCCATGTTACCCTCACTGCTGTTGCCCTTTGAGCAACCCAGCTACAGTGGCGATGATGTCCATCAGATCAGCGCCAGAACACTTGTCATCTGGGTGTTCTGCATCAAATTCCTTGGCTAGCTCGCCGAGGGCTTGGATGATCAGAATGGCGCTATCTCGGATGAAATCTGGTCGATAGCCGACTGCTTCGCGTCCCTCTTGTAGAGCTTCGTGCATCTCTTTTCGTAGGCGGGCTCCGCGCTCCATTCTGGTCTCGTGTTCTCGAGCCAGGGCGATAAAGACTTTCTTTGCGAATTCGATGTTGTCCATGTTGTCCTCCACCCAAATAGATTCCCGCCACAATCTTTGGCGAGGAGGACAAAACGTGTCCAAGAAAGCCCCGGAAACAGAGTTGCCTCTTTCATATGGCGACAGGCTCCGTATGGACAAAGCTACCGCCCCAGTGGACCCGTGGAAAACGCGGGCTCTCGAAGCAGAAGCCAAAGCTGCGTTCCTGGAAGCCCAGCTCCTTACACTGAAAAGGCAGATGTTACTCAAAGAGATAGACCCCGAGGGCAAGTTGGCGGCGTTGGAGGCTGACATCCAGAGGGCGATGAACACAGCTCACGAGCTGGCCAAGCAGGCTAAGGTAGGGGACTAATGGAATCCGAGGCTCGTGGTATCTTTCAGTCTGACGTCATCATCCGTAGTGCGATCATGGCAGCTATTCGAGATTTGCGCCTGAACCCTTGGCTGCTCGACTACGTATTCGCCTCTCTTCTAAATGACCCTTTAATCCGGGAACTGATCAAGTCAGACTTCCCAGAGAAAGAGATCGAGCAGGCCCGACGTTGGTTTCTTGGCAATGAGATTGTAGTATTCATGTCTCATGCCATTGTGGAGCCCAAATTCCCATGCGTCACGATCTCCCTCGTGGAATCCAGTGAGCAAGAAGCCACCCTCGCCGACGTCCACTACGTCCCCAAGCAAGACAACGATAGTAAGTGGCCGGCTTTAACCATTCAGTTCACTCCAGTGAGCTACAACGCCCTGACTGGAGTTGTTACAATCCCCGATGCTATAGCGGACTCTCTTGTAATTGCAGCTGGAATGATGCTGGTGGACAGTTCTGGTCGAGCCCATGAGATCATTGAAATGGACAGCCGAACCCAATTCAAGATCGCCCCAGGGACCGTTGCGAACTTCACCGGGGCTGTGCTTAAGGGGCGCCGGCCGGCATATATCACCACTTTCGAATCGGTAAAAATGCAAGAGACCTACTCCCTCGGGTGCCACGTCCAAAGCGAGGGGGTCCACTTGACCTACCTGCATAGTGTCATTGTGTTTTGCTTGCTCAGATACAAGGAGACATTGTTGGAGGGGCGTGGGTTTGAGCGGGCCAAAATATCCAGCAGTGACTTTATGCGTAACGGCGCTTTCGAGCAAGAGAATGTGTTCAGTCGACACATCCAGGTGACCGGGTATGTGACACAGACTTGGCCCAAACAGACCCAGCCCAAGATCACCTCAACACTGGTTTCACCGTTGGTAGTTAGTGTCAACTCATCTTCGGGCTCAGCTCTAGAGCCGGATCCAAATAGTGACGAATCTTGGCTCGAGCAAGACTCTTTAACTGCCCGACTGAGGTAATCTTTCTGCCATGACCAACCCAGCTCACACGATGTCACAGCAGGTGACCGCCCCCAGCGATGGAGGTGAGGCTCCTGCTTCTCCTGCCCCTGCTCATCCGTTGTTTTCCGGGAAGACCACAGTAGGCATGATCTCTGCAGAGAATCCTAGATTCCAATCAGAGATACAGGGCGGACATGAAGCCCTTGGTGATCTCCTCCGGAGCCTTGGTCTCAAGCACCAAGAAACGCAAGGTCGTTACGGCTCCCCTGAGCGCAGCTATCTCGTCTATGGGCCTAGTCGAGAACAGATGTTTGATCTGGGTCGGCGTTTTGGGCAAGAAGCCGTCGTCTTTAGTCAGGGCGGACGGCATGAGATGTTATATTCAAATGGCCCAAAGGCTGGGAGATTCCATCCGTCTACTGGTCACGAGCTTTTTGACGAGGCGCCCTCCGACTACTTCACCTGGATGCCCGATATGGGGAAGTATCTACGTCTTGCCTTTGATTGGGACTCAGTCCATCCAGCCCCTCTACAGGAGCCTTACGCTAGTGCCGCTCTGAAGATGAGAGCACAAGGGGAGCCACAAGAGCAGCCCACCGTAGAAAAGACAGAGGCACAAAAGATGCTTCTGTCTTTGCGCAAATACCTCGGCGGACAGCCCCTCACGGTTTCTGGTAGTCCCCACCCCCACGCTTACCCATGGCATAATGGTATTACCCGCCAGAACATGCCTACTGTAGGGCATGGGGTGCTTATCCATAAAGCGCAGCAGCCAGAAGATACTGCCCCCATTCCGGAGCCGGTTCAGTCTGGTGCCTTCAATAAGGTGGCAGTGCCTTTTGGCTCGCTTTCTAGTGGCCACACCCAACTCAGTCACTACCCCCTCTTAGGCAAGGGGGAGCAAGTCGATCAGCTTGTCCGCGATCATGGGTTCCAGCTGGCGAACGTAGGCGGGCGTTATGGTCGTCCGGACCATGCAGTCAGGAATTACGATACCAAACACCTTCCAGTACACGACACGAGTCACCCTGACGCTGCCGTTCAAGAGTACACTGCAGCATGGCGGAAGAGCCATGAACTGGCCCACGCTTTAACTCACGCAGAAGTTAACCAAAAATACGGAGAAGGGCGTCGTGTAGGAAAGTTGGGTAAGCATCTGACCACTAGGGAGGCTCTTCGAGCTGTCCACTGGGAGTGGCTTGCGGCCCATAGGCAAAGGGGGCTGTTGGAGTCCATTGGGGTTACGATCCCTGATCACGTCTTCAACCGAGAATTAAACACTTTGATGCACGACGCTGTCCATCGTGTAGTTAGCGGAGAACATACAGACCCGAGTGGGGCCGGTTTTCAGCCCCATGCACATGAAGTGCCAGTCGAAACCGCACTCGGCGTAGTGAGGGAACAGGCACACAATCTTGGATTGCAGGGGATGAATGATCTCCTGAAAAAGAGCGAAGGAGCAGCCGTGGCTGACGATAGGGAGATTACAGTTGCTGATCTGAAGAAGGCCTTGAATGAAGCCGCCGAACGGCTCAAGGCTCGGGTCCGTGAATACGAGCAAAGCCTTGTCGAGCTGCGCAAGCGCGAGCTAGCTAAGGCTGAACGTTGTAAGACGGAGTGCGAAGGGGTGCTTCCCGGGGACAAACCATCGGAGAAGATCGACGCTCCTGGTTCAGGTGACCAGAAAAAGAAGGGGCGAATCCCCAGTGGCCGCAAGCTAGCCAAGGCCCTGCCCCGTATCGGCGGCAAGGACATGGCTTCACAGCAAATGACTGGCGACGCTTTCAAGGCGCATGCAGCTAAGACTGCTGGCCCGACAGCTCCCCCGACCAAGATGCCATCACCAGCTGAACACGCCAATCGGGCGAACGACCTCGCTTCGTTCATGCCTCCAGGTAAGTTCTCTGCTCCAGCAGCTAAGCCTCAGCTGCCCAAACTACCGTCTAAGCCTGGAGAAATGGCGAAGCCGCCTGCTGGCGTAGGCCACCTTAATGCACCTTCCAAGATCGGTGGTGCCCCCAAGCTGCCAGCTGCCGCTGCCGCTCCAGGAGCCCCGGCTCCAGCCCCGGCAGCGCCCTCCACCCCAAAGGCTCCAGGTCCGATGAAGCCGCCTGTCGCACCAAAGGCAGGTGCTCCAGCTCAGAAGAGTGAAGAGCAGACGGATGACCTAACAAAAAACGAAACTGAAATCGGCTCTACCGTGGCTGCGATCAGGGAGCGCGCCAAAAAGTAAGCCATATTCCAAACCTAATCTTTTCCCTGAACTTAAGGAGATCTTCAAATGGCGCAGCAATTCGTCACGGACAGCGGCACCCTAATCATTCCAAGCGCAAAGGCGTCTTGGCGGGTGGCTACAGAAAGCGCTGGACTATCCACTTCTGGCGTGATCATGCTTGTAGGTGAAGCAGAATCTGGACCTTCGTTCGACCTCGAAGACAAGTTGAGCGACAATGCTTTCGGTCCTGATCAGGCTGGAGCGGTGAGGGCAAAGTACACTTCCGGCCCACTAGTTGACGCCTTTGCGGTCGCAGCAGCTGCAGCGAATGACCCTGCAATTGTTGGCGCCCCTTCGCGCATCGTCTGCGTAAAGACCAACCGTGGCGCTCGAGCTACTGCAACACTCCAGAAGCACGACGGTAGCGACTACCACATCCTAGCAGACAAGTCCTATGGTAAAACCGGCAACCTGATCTACTTCCAGGTTGAGAATAAGGTTGCTGAAGTTCCGCCAACCACGTCCAGCTTCACCTGGATCCCCAACGTGGGCACGGTGGACTTCACCTTCCATGTGAATGGCGGAGAAGCGCAGAGTCTCCGTCTCAGCGCAGACACCTCCCCTTCTGCACTAGTTGCGGCGGTCAATGGTCTTGTAGCTGATCTAGCCAGCGGTGGTGCTGAAAAGGTAGTTCTTCCGGCCACTGGAGGCGGGAAGACTTTGGCGATGACTGTCAACGGATATGTGGCCACGATCAATATCGCTGGAGCCACCTACGCCCTGACATTGACCGCCGGGGACACTCTCGTCATTCCCTCCGGTTCGATCCTAGCTGGAGCTGCGGACGCCAACGTTGGAGCTTACGTTGTAACCAGTGCCACTACTGGAAGCATCGTCTGCACCAAGCTCTCAGACGCCGGCAAGGGCGGGGCTACTCCGGGAACGATCACGGCACCTGCAGCTGTCATCGCGGCAGAATATGCAGTGGGCTCAATCCTGGCCTACGCACCGGTCTCTATGACTGTCAGCAGCACTATCCTCCCCGGTGTCGGTAAGTCTCTTGAGATCGCACAGTTGGATACCGGGACTGACCTGATTGAGCGTTGCCTGTTCACGCTCAATACGACTCCAGTCAGCTGGCTTTCCAAGACCGGCGCCGCCAAGGTGCTACTAAGCGCAGCTGAGCATGCAGCTAAGATCACTATCACCCGTCAAAGTGATGGTGTGCAAGAAGAACTCTCGGCAGGTGGTGAAATCGCCCTCAAGTTGAGCTACCAAGGGTCCACTGCCCAGGCTGTGATCAATGATACTACCATGACGATCACGGTCACTGGTGGTACCGGAACCTCCATCGGCGCACTCACCTTGTCTGACTTCCCGACGCTTGCCGATCTGGCGGCCTTCATCAATAGCAAAACCGGATACAAGTGCGCGGTTGGCAGTGGTATTCTTGGCCAACTCTCGCCTGTGTATCTTGATGACGGCACCTTCACCTTTGCTTCGACCTTTGGCGAGTACACCGGTCGGCTCAAGGTAGATGGTTACAAGTTCTTCAAGAAGATCAGTGACGAGTCTGTCTTGGTCCGTCTCCAGAACTCCAGCGGGACAGTGGAGCAAGCCGCAGCAGGCCTCCCTGCAGTTCAAGCAATCACCTTCCTTTCTGGCGGAACCAAGGGTGCCACCACGCAGGCCAATGTGGTTGCAGCAATCGACGCCCTCGAGAAGGTACAAGGGAACTTCCTAGTCCCCCTCTTCTCTCGAGATGCTGCCGAAGATATCGTAGATGGTTTGACTGACTCTGGGTCTACCTACACGATTGATGCGATTAACGCATACTGCCGAACTCACGTTCTGCGTATGAGCACCTTGAAGAAGCAGCGTAACCGTCAGGCTTTCATTTCGAAGCGGGCTACTTTCGCCGCCCAGAAGGAAGCCGCAGCCAACATCGCCAGCTTCCGCTGCTCGATGACCTTCCAGGATTGCAAGAATCTCGACAGCACTGGGAACATCAAACAGTTCCAGCCCTGGATGCACGCTGTAGTCGCAGCAGGGATGCAGGCGGCTGCTTTCTACAAGGCCATCGTCAACAAGGTAGCAAACATCAGTGGCGCCGTCCACCACCTGAAGGAATTTGACGATCAAGACGACACCAACGTCGAAGACGCCCTTCTCGCGGGCCTGCTCCCAATCCGCCGCCTCGAGTCTGGAGGCTGGGCTTGGGTCAGCGATCAGACCACCTACGGTAAGGACAGTAACTTCGTCTTCAACTCGATCCAGGCCTGCTACGTGGCCGACCTGATCGCGTTGACCACTTCCCAGAAGATGGAGCGGGCCTTCGTCGGACAGTCGGTCGCAGATGTCTCGGCTCCAGTGGCCTTGTCATTCTTGGAAGCAGTTTTGCTCGACTTCCTCCGCCTCAAGTTGATCGCTCCGTCTGAAGATGCACCTCGTGGATACCGGAATGTGAGCATCCGGATCAGCGGTACATCCATGGTGGTGAGTCTTGAGGTCAAGCTGGCTGGGGCGATATATTTTATCCCAATCTCGTTTTTAGTGAGCCAAGTACAGCAATCGGCGTAATTGCTCGCAACCATAAGGTAAAAGGAGTATAAAATGACAGCTTCAAAGACAATGTCCGGTGCGCGAGCCAAATTCGCAATCGTCGATCCCGCAACGGGCGAGGCCACTGTGATGGGTATCTTCTCCCAAGTCTCCTGGGGGGTCGTGTACGATGCCCAGCCAGTATTCATCCTTGGTCGTTATGGACCTGCCGAGATTGAGTATACCGCCCAAGAGGCTGTTCAGGTTACCGCCACTGGATGGCGTGTAATCAAGCACGGCCCTCACGCTGAGGCCAAGGTACCCAAGCTACAAGATCTCCTCCGCCACGAGTACATCACTTTGACAATCATCGACCGTCAAAGCAATGAACGTCCGATGACTCTTCACAAAGTTCGTCCAACTGGATATAGCACCAGCATCAATGCTCGCGGCCTGGAAGAGATCACTGTGAACTTCATGGGCATCGTAGCAGACGACGAGAGCACTGTCAACGAAGAAGACCCTTCGGCAGCCAACCTGCCATAAGCAGCTTTTGGAGACTGCAGTATGACCCCGGAGGGATCCCTCCGGGGTTTTCTTTTGCTATGAGTACAGCAAGGAGACTGCCATGTCAAGTTGGGAGATGAGAGTCAAAGAGATGAATTTGATGAAGGTTTCTCAGCTCACCTTTGCTGCAGAGGAGCTAGGCGAAGAAGCTCCTGAAGAGATCGCTGTCCCCGCGCTATTACCACTCCTCGAGCACAAGAGTCCTGTGGTTCGTGAAGGGGCAATATACGGTCTGGCTCATCACCTGTCAAATGAAAAAGTCAAGACGAAGCTCGATGAGCTTGCTCAAAAAGACACTAGCCCCGGTGTTCGTGAGGCTGCTTCCGATGTGCTAAACACATGAATCCATTTGCAAAAGCAGTACAGGCCAAGAGGAAGCTCAAAGAACTCTACCCCGAGCTTGAGGTGACCATTAGCCTTGGGCCAAACGGTTTACGTCTCGAGGTCGAGTATTCTGGCAAGATTCCGGACGATCTGCCGGAAGAGATCGATGAAATAAAGGTGTGTCTCACATGAAGCCTCACAATTGGCAAATCGAATACGTCGATGGTGGCTCTGTTGGTGGCAATTTTTGGATCTGCTATGAATGCGGAGCAAGTGGAGGCCCTGTTGGCTGGCCTCCTAAGGGGCCTGATGGCAAGCCTGTAGGAGGGATCCGCCGTCCGTTCTTTGCTGACGGTATTCATGCCTACGAGCGGCTACCAGATGACTGCGATGCGGCAAGGCAGCGGATCTCAGAGATGAGAAGCGAAGAGCTGTGAAGCTCTGACGACACTAAGTAGAGGAGAAACCCACACATGAAGACTGAGCTTTCCAAACACCCTATTGCCCATCTTGTGTACCTAGCTAAGGTACGCCCGATCCTGTCCTTCTTCGTAAATGTCTATGAGCGGTCTGATGAAGAGGCGTATAACTGCGCAGAAAACAGGAAGGAAATCATTGCAGTGCCCCCTGAGGGGCTGACCACCGCCATTCCCCAGATCATCGACAGGGTGGCCAAGTACAACTGGGATGTTGTGATCTCTTCCAGGGTGGTGATGAAAGACGGTGAGATCAAGCACATCCCGATGATCGATTTTGCCATCGAGGTCGACAAGGTCCCCCTTGAATGGTGGTCTAACAGCGACACTAAGTTTTGGCGTGCTTTCAGCAGCTTGGGATACGCCCTTAGGGATTTTGCAATCTACGCGAGCGGTAGGAGCTACCACGCCTACGGGGGCTTTCTCATGCCCGAGAAGGAGTGGGTGGAGTTCATGTGCAGGCTTGCGACCATGCCCGGACTTGATTCTTCTTCAAAAGACAGTTACATCGTAGACGCCCGATGGGTCGGATTTCGTCTGCTTTATGGCTACGGCGCCTTGCGGTTGAGTGCCAACGATAAGCACTACCTCCAGGAGCCGCAGCTAGTGCACGGTTCGTGGCTGGAAGATCAAGAAAGGCTTCTGCTATAGTAGAGACAAAACTGGGGCGTCGGAGCCCGATGGGAGGCCGACACTGTAGGAATACGAAGGGTTGGGGTTGCTCCTACACTGATTTGTCCGTTGTTCTATTAAGGAACGACAGCAGGGCAAACGCTAGCGCTAGTAGTTGGCTGATGGCTGAGGTTAGCGGGCACCGTCCGTGTGATGGCACGGAAATAGGATGCCGCCCTGGAAATCGTTCGCCACTGCAGGGGAAACCGGCGACCGTGACGACGGCACCGGGATCAACGGACGCTATACCAGCTCCTACCGATAGAGGAGCCTGAACGGAAGTACTATCGGCCGTCGTAGCGGGTCTACGCACGTCAGAAGTTCAGAGATGGGGTGTACTGAGGTCCTAAAAGCTCTTTGGTGCATTTTGTTCTGGACTGTGTCAATGGGAAGTCCCGGCGGGAGCTGACCTCGCCGGTTTGCCTGGGTGGTGGAACGGCAGACACGACGGACTCAAAATCCGTAGCCGAAAGGCGTGAGGGTTCGAATCCCTCCCCAGGTACTGAGGTGTCGTCTAACGGAAGGACATTGGACTCTGAATCCAGTCATCGGGGTTCGAATCCCTGCACCTCAATTCAAGGAAATAAAAGGGAGCTGACCAATGAGCGATATCAAGCACACGCCGGGGCCGTGGCGGGCAGAGCGGCATGGTTCGATCATGGCGACAGTCGACGGAGCACGCCGACAGGTCGCACTTGCGACTGGCGATCCTAGCCCGGTGTCAGAGCCCGACTCGGCGGTGGCGATACGCGACGCAAACGCCCTGCTCATCGCGGCGGCCCCGGACCTGCTCGAGGTGTGCCGAGTGGCACTTGAGACGCTGAAGCTTCACGATGACGATTGCGGTGGGTATTTCGGCCCCGCCATCAAACAACTCGAGACTGTCATCCAACAGGCAGAAGGAAAGCGGTGATATAATGGAACAGCTTTCCTTGCCGTTGTCAACCCTCAGGAAGCCCAAGCTGATTGACCACCCTCTATGGCCATTCCTGAAGCCGCTGGTCAAGAACTATGCCGCAGGGCAAAATCGCTTCGAAATCAATAGAGAGCTTGCGAAGTGCATCATTCCTCTGAAGGACATCCAGGTCCCCTGTGCTCACTGTGGGAAGATGATTCACCCGATTCGACGTCGACAAGCTGCCTCCACTCGAGCTAACACGGGAGAGTGGTTCGTAGCGTTGACTTGCCCGCTCTCTGAGAACCTGGGTTGCGCTCGAGGCAAGAAGGCCCGAGAGGCATGCAAGGAACTGGCGGAGGCTCTGGTCGATCCGCTATCTAAAGAGTGAGGTTGCCGAATGGACACTTTCGATTGGGTGCTTTTCTGGGTGGTAGCGGTCTCGCTGTTGGCTTTGGCATTCCTCTTCTTCTTCCTGTGAGGATATCATGAACAAAGACAATGGAGTAGAGATTGCAACCTGCTGGGCATTGACCATCTTCGGGAGTGTCGCCTTGACTGCGGCTGTGGTAGCTGGTCTCGTTAGCTGCTTCCGGTGAGTGAAAAGGAAAAATAAATGCGCAAGTACTTGAAAATTGAAGTTGCAGAGGTGTTTGGGAAGAAGGTCTTTCGGATTGCAGAGCAGACACATCGAGAAGACCTCTTTGGTATGCGTGATTCTTTGTGCCCGAGCGCCGCGAAATCGTCAGGAACGCACGACTTTGTCGCCAGCAACGGCTTTCGTCTTGTGTCTTGTACCAACCCAAGCGCTTACGACCAAGGTTTGTACGTTCGCGGGCATGACGAAAAAATGGATGACGAAGTTCTGTTCGCCCCGAGTGATGCATGGCTCGACGAGTTGCGTGTCGCTGTCCGCGAGTACAACACCGAGTTCTCTGGCAAAAAGAAGTCCAAGAAGTCGATTGAAGTGATCGACTGAGAAAACGTACGGCGGTAGCTCAACGGTACAGCACCGGTCCCCAAAACCGACATATGTAGGTTCGAATCCTACCCGCCGTGTCAAGGAGGAAACAGAACAGTAACGGGGCTGAATAGGTTTCGACGTGGAAGAGTGAAATCGAGTGCGAGCCGTGGTTGGTCAGCGGGCCACGCAAAAAGCAGACCAAAACTAAGCGCCACGCAAGCGGCTGCTGCAGCCTAAGTGCTGCCGTCCAGTCAGTGACTCCCGATAACTGAATCTGGGCGTCAAGATCGGGAACGCAACAGCCCAGGCCCTGATGGGCTGCCGAGAAGGGAACCTGGGGTAGACACAGGCAGTGTAGCGCCCGGCCACTGGGTAGTGTGGACACGCTCGTAGTGCTTGACGTAACAAATTCACGGACGTCGGTTCGATTTCCGACCAGCTCCAATTTTTGGAGGACTATGCTCATAAAGTGTCAATGGTGTTCGAAGGAGGTAGATAAACCCAACGGAGAAGTGGTACGCTCAACCAAATTGCAGCGCCCTCTTTACTGTTCGCTGTCTTGTGCTGCTAAGGCAAGGAACGCTCCGAGCAAGAAACCAAGTTGTACGCGGATATCGCTGAGCACCTAACGAAAGCGTCTCCGCTGAGTCGCCTAGCCGACCTTGAAGTGACCTTCCACAAGGGCGACAAGGAATGGAGTTTCCCTCTCCTGAGTGCTCTAGATGCCTTGGTTAACAACCGGACGTCGGATGAAAGAGGGAACTGGAGCAAGGCTAACAGAGCTACACTCAGGGGTACTTGCAAGGAGTGTGGATGGCCGGTCGGGCTGCATGATGGGCAAATCGATTCGGTGTTTGTCGATGGGGTAGGGGACGTCCCACACGAGCAGATGATAAATCCAGCTCAAAACAAGTAGGAAAACATGGTCATCTCCCTCGAGACTCTTAAGCGCAAGGCCCAGTGCAGCCGCCATAAGCAGCATCATCACGTTGCCGTCTTGACACGAGGGGGAGCAGTCGTAGCTATCGGCTACAACCATGAGGAAACGCACGCTGAAGCCATGGCCCTTGGCAAGGTCTGGCCGAATCGCCGTAGAGGTCTCGTCCTCTGGTCTTTCCGTCTTACGAAAGCCGGCAAGTTGGCTATGGCCATGCCCTGCCCAAAGTGCCAGGAGATGTTGATCGAGGCCGGGGTCAAGACAGTGCGCTATAGCGATAGTGATGGTTCCATCAAGACCATGAAGTTGAGGTGAGTGATGGTGTTGAAATTCAAGAGTCTGCGAGGTAAAAGCTTCACCATTGAGTCCACATCGGTCATACTCATCCGCACTGCCTACGAGCACACTTACATTGAGTGGTGGGATGACGATGTGGGCCTTAGGTCTGGTACGGTAACCGAAAGCTTCGCTGAAGTATGCCGGATGATAGGCGGCGAGCCGGCAAAATAAGAACGCGGGTATCTACCGGCCCCTGTACATTCGGTGGGTGGTGGAGGGTGAGCTAGAAGCCTAGTTCGCCCCTAACGGCCCGGGAAGTCCCGGGCCGTTTCTTTTTGCCGAAAAACGATCTGCTATAGACATGTTAGACCATTTCATCTAAGGAGCTGCACATGGCCAACGAGCTTATCCAAATCCAGCAAGACCAGAAGCCCGACAATGGAGTCATCTGGGTCAACCGCTTCGATGAATATGAGGCCCGTTCAGTCTGCCAGCAGCTCCTGCAGATTTCAGCGGCGGACCCCACGGTTCCGATCACTGTGTACATCGACAGCTATGGTGGTGCCGTAGACTCTCTGGCTGCAATGATCTCAACCATCGAATCGATCCCGAACACAATCGTGACTGTGTGCGTAGGGAAGGCGATGTCTTGCGGGGCAATGCTGTTGAGTTGCGGAGATTACCGATACGTCGGCCCCCATGCTCGAGTGATGGTCCACGAAGTATCCGCCGGGGCCCTCGGGCATGTCAGCGATATCAAGGTGGACACCCAAGAGATCGAGAGATTGAACGGCCATTGGATGAACTGGCTTGCAAAGAACTGTGGTCTGAGAAGCTACAAGCACCTGAAGTCGAAAATGAGGTCGATGCTCCCCCAGGATGGCCGGGACTTGTTCTTGACGCCCCAGGAAGCTGTGAAGTTCGGGATCGCAGACGCTATTGGCATCCCCAAGATTCTCCGGCAGAACTCGTATGAGATCGCGACAGTGCCGGAAATGTCCCGCTTGACAGCTCTCGCCGCAGCTGGTAAAGGTAAGAAGAGGGCCAAGTGAAAAGAGTGTCCTTGCTGGAAAGGTTTGCGGCCGAGAAAGGTAAGACTCTTACTGTGGAAGGAGAAAGGGTGATGTCCAAAACCTGGGCTCCTGACTGGAATTATACCGGCATTCGCCATTCTCCCGGCAGTCCCCTGGAGCTTCCAAAGGTCGTCAGGATGTATCCTCGCCCAGACGGCCGAAAGAGAGAGGTAAGCGTCACCTTCTCTTCTTGGGAGGGGTACGTCTATGGAGCCAAGCACACCTGGGTAACCATCGTCGAGGCGCACAACCCGGTCTGGGATGGAGATTGCTGGTGTGTGTTCTACAATGACCGGGAGCGTGCCAGGACCATCAGCAAGCAATTCTCCCATCGGTCCTCTGCCACTCGTTGGGCAAAGAAAGTTTTGCTCGAGCAGTTTCCTCCGAGCGAGTACCGTTACTTGTGGAATTACCGTGGCCTGAAATACGAAGGAGGCGTGTGGGTCTATGGCAACGGAGACTAGGAAGGCCGAAGTAGTGTCCTTCCCCAAGAAGTGCAAGCACGGGAAACCCATGAACCTTATCTGTAGGTTCAGTGGCTCTTACCGGTGGGAACCGAACTGCAGTGAATGCGACGAAGAGCAACAGGCATTGGAAGACGCTGAACTAGACAGGTGGTCCAGCTTCTTCAAAGAACGGAAGAAGTAGAAGCAGGGCCCGTAGCTCAACGGTTAGAGCAGGGCACTCATAATGCTCAGGTTCTCGGTTCGAGTCCGAGCGGGCCCAAGCGAGAAAAACGATCCGCTATAGATACATCAAACAGCAACAAAGACCCAGGAGGCACAAATGGCAGAGCCCACGGCCACTCAAGCAGTCGTCATCGGACACATCGACCTCAAGCAGAGTAAGAAGCCGAAGCAGCAGAACAAGAACCGCCGGCAGCAAAAGGAGAAGAAGCAGCGCCCTGAGGTCAATCCGGCCGAGCTTCCCCAGGTCGTCGCCGAGTTGCAGTGGCTGAAGAAGCAGATTCGCTCTCTGAAGGAACAGGCAGCAAAGGACGCTGCTGTCCGTTCGGCCGCCTCCGAGGTCGTTCAATTCCGAGATACGAGTCCCAGTGGGCTCATCGAGGCCATTGACGCTCTGGATGCTGCTCTCAAGAGCTAAGGAGAAACTATGACAGACCAAGACAAGATCGCGAAAGCAGTCGAACTCATTCGCAAGATTCAGGGTAGCTCTGATGCTGAAGTAGAGAAAATCATCACTGAGCATGTAGGAGTGGAGGTCGGGGCGTTCTTCATCCGATACAGCAGAATCCTGTTCTCGCTCAATCCAGACGATATTGGAGCCATCTCCGCCCTGATGTTGATGGGCTACCTCATCCGTGTCAATGAGGAAAAGGAGATTTTCGGCCAGCGAGAAACAGAAAAGCCCAGAACCGCTCTCAATTAAGGACCGGATTCTGATGGCACAAAAAGGGCCGTCCAGTGGCGACACTGGGCGGCCTTGCTCTATCACACTAGCAATCTTCCTGGGGAAGGACAACCAGCCTCAGGATATCGCTCATGCCCCCCAATCCCAACAATGTCATTCTTGAAGCTCATGAAGCCAGGATTCCGCCCCTTGAGTCCGGTCAACAAACGTTGATCTCGCAGTCACCGACCGCCT